TGACACTACTCAAAGTCCTCGAAGACTTTCACGACACCATCTCCGAGTCACTCAACGAACAAGCCGCGGAGCTTGTCAACTCATACGAATTCAAGATAGGAAAGGAACGGCTATGACCAGTAAGTACCCAGTACTCAAATCAACGATGGAAGAACTGAAGAAGAACTTGTCTATTGATTTCAAACTTGTCTATGGATACTCCGGTTCCAACGACAGCGGTTGGTTCGATGGCTTCCACTTCCAAGGCGACAAAGGCTACAGCAACTCCGAACCCCTCATAGTTTCGGAAGCCCTTACTGACTACGTTCAGAAACACAATGAGGCAATTGAGAAGGAACTCTATGAACTGCTTGAGTCCCGCTTCCCAGGTTGGGAGATCGGTGACGGCGATGTCAACGGATCAACCGGTTCGTTCCTTATCAAGAGCAGCAACATGACCATCGAGCATGAACACTCTATTGAATACAACTCGTTCGAGGACGCAAGTCCCGAGGAAGCAGAGCCACTCTAATGCACCCATACCACCACGCCTGCTCGTCCGCCAAGAAACATGGCGGCGACCCAAGCAACTACCTTGAGATCCACAGTTGGTTCGACGAAACCAAAGCCCTATGCGGGGACGCACGCCACCGTGCGCTCCGTCACCACACGGCTGGCATCTACTGGTGCGAGGAGAAGTTCGGGAAGACCATCCGGAACTCCGACCTCAATGAGATCCCTGTCCGCATCATCGCCGAGCAGCATGTCATCGAGGACATGGGCTTTCTCCCCACCGCCGAGTGGTGGCTCAACCAGATGCCACTCACGCCCAAGATGAACCGGGTACCCACCAAGCCAGGGACCAGCCCGGTCGAAGAATTGCAACGGGCTTTGGCCGTCGAGATGTACAAGACCGAGGGCTGAGCCGGTAACATCTCGGAGTGGAAGTCACAGTACTCATTGATAATCGGGAGAAGAAACCCCTCAGCTTCCCCACCCACCTTGTCGTCTTAGACAGGAAGGCTCTCCCCACCAGCGGTAAGTCCCGGACAGTAGTGGTCCGCACTCAACCTCAGACCCTTAAGACAGGGGACTACCGACTGGTGGGGGGTACCTCTGCTATCGAGCGCAAGGGTTCCTTCGCAGAGATAGCCAACAACTGCCTAACAACTGACGGTCGACGCCGGTTCCTCGAGTGCTGCCGCCGCCTCCGTGACGAGTGCCGCACCGCTTGCATCCTCTTCGAGGGGCAGGTGGGGGGCTTCGAAGTTCAGGCAGGACTTCCCCATCCCGGGGTAGCAGCCGATTCTTTATTAGATATCATGGGCGAGTACGGCTTACCGCTGATGCTTCTTCCCCTGTCCACAATAGGCCAACGCAGAGCCGCAGGTGAATGGTCGCTTCGGTGGCTTCTATCCCAGGAACACCATGGCACACGTCCAACTCACAACCGACACCAAGAACTTTCAACGAACCAACCTGACAGTAGTAAGCACTGCAGTGCCGGTGAAGGTTCCAACAATTACGGAACCAGTATCAGTACCAGCATCAGCCAGTGCGGTGTTGGGATCAAGCCTGAACTACCTGAAGATGAAGCTTCACAGTAGTACAACCGATGCACTTACTGTCTCGGTATTTGGTTGGTCGTACTACGCCGAAGGAAGAACCTGGGTACCGCAACTTCTTGCCACACTGACCACTACTCAAGCAACTAGTGCGCAAACTGTTCCCGGCATTACAGCATCTCAGTACGAAGTAAGTTCATACGTACTGACCAGCGGCGATGCCAAGATTTACAACAGCCCAGCCACTGCCACGGCTGGTGCGTTTGTACTCATCGACACACTTGGATCCCTATATGTTGAAGTCTTTGTTGCCGGTGCCAATACGCCAACAGTTTATGTCTGGACTTCAGGACTCTGATGTATCGGTGCCGTGTGTGGCCAACTGCTAACTTTGCAATCCGTTCGCAAAGAAACAGAACGCAGCCCTTATCCGGCTCAAGCAATCTCATTCGCTTCTCCGAAGACCAAAGCAATGCGCTTTGGCTTTCATTTGGTGGAACCAAACTAGGAAACAGTACAACGATTGCTGCACCTGATGGCACAATGACAATGAACTTGTTCAACGCTTCTGGCGCAACAGGTGTCTATCAAGTCTTCACAGCAAACGGATTTGCAGACGCTAGGATTGGCGAGGTCTTTACTTGCTCTGTGTGGATGGCTACCGAAACAGGCAAGAATAACTCAACACAGGGTGGCATTAGCTACTACAACGGTTTAGGTTCTACCTATAGCGGCACGTTTGCTTTGACACAAACACCCACCCGCTTTACCTTTACCTTCACCAACACAGCAGGCGTCGCCGCTGGCAGTAACATCACTGTTGAATCCAAAGTAGTTGGCAAGTTCCTGTGGTGGGGCTATCAACTAGAACGTGGTCCAACTATGACGCAGTACACAAAGAGGTCATAACCATGAATCGAAATAGAACACACCCCTTGCGTTCCTCGCCACTGCGCATGCAACGCAACCGTGTTGACAAACTTGTGCAGCCACCACCGGTAGACCTTGACTTCATTAAGTCTAGTGAATACTTCAACATAACTAGTCAAACTGTTTCTCTAACTTCATACAGACCTTCTGTTACTTTGTATGAAGGAACCACTTATAGCAATAACAAAGCGGGGCCGGGCTTTATTAGTTCAAGCGGGTTTCTTAAAATGAGAACCGCTCTTCCAGCGGAGCCTCGCTTTGAATATTTAGCGTCACCTATTGGTACACCAATTCGACCGCTTGGAATAAACATAGACATAGAGAACATTAACTACCTAGAAAACTCTAGGACTATGGCTACTGGCGTAGGCACATATCAGTGGACAGTTACCAATATGACGGGTGCTGGAACGCTTAACGCTATTGGCCCAGACGGAACAATTTCTGCTATTACCCTCAAGGCTACCGCTGACCTCGGAAACATTCAACAAAATCGTGGCACGACTGCTAGTGGCGTAAAGATATTTAGCGTGTGGCTCAAACGAAAAACTGGCACTGGTGCTATTGAAATAAAAGTCGCCGGAACAAGTTGGTCTGCACGAACAATAACAACTGAATGGCAACGATATTTTATAAATGCGTCCACTGCTTCAAATGTTGGTATTCGTTTTGCAAAACAAGACGACGAAGTTTATGTGTACGCACCGCAACTTCATAGAGTAACACCTTCGTTTTCAAGTACCCTCCCAAACGAAATCATTGGAGATTCTGCCAATATTACTTCTAGTCCTTTAGGTGATTACTTTCAGGTAAACATTAACCCTAGCACTCCAAACAATTCGGTTATTACTGGAGAAGTCGGAACCTTCTTTATTGAAATAGATATGTCCGACCGAGGCGGTGTTGCTCAATACACCGAAGCATCTATAGAACTATCTGATGGTGGAGATCAGACTTGGCAAATTTATGTTTTTAGAGATCCATCACAGCCTGGGTATGATGAAGTAGGTCTGAGACTATCAAATGGAATTTCTGGTGAATGGTATGCCGATAGTTTGGTATATGGAACGCTTAATGACATATTGAGAGTTGCCATTTCTTGGGATACAAGAACCCCCACCGGCACAGTAAGTGCGGCTGCGTGGAACATTGGCGTAGGCGCATTTGGTCTTAGTCAATCAAGCACGAACATTACAAGTCTAAATGCTTTTGATCCGGGGCTTGCGCTTAATAACTCTAGACTATTTTACATTCGGAAGTGTAAGGTGTGGAACGAGTACAAGTCGCCACAAGAACTTCAGATGATTGTTACTAACGGATAAGAAATTAAATACATGACCCTCGAATCCAATAACCGTGTGTCCCTTTCAGTTGGTAACTGGATTGCACTAACCGCAGTCCTCATTACCCTGCTCGGTCTCTTTAGTTCCGCCTATCTCAACCATGACCGACTCTTGCAACTGATGCTTGCTCACCAAGAGAACATGAACAAGCGCCTCGACAAGATCGAAGACAAGCTTGATGCGTCACCTGTCATACATCCTGCTCGCTAGTTTGCTGGTGGGGTGCAGTCCCCTCGCACGTGTGAGTAGCAACACCAACGCCATCCGCGAGGAGGCCCAGGTCCTCATTGACCACGGCCAAGCCACGGGTGACCAGGAGGTAGTTACCCATGCCCAGCGAATCAGCAACCTGGCTGCTGACACTCATGTCCGTTTATCTGGGCTTGAGGACAAAGTCCCTGCCTGGCTCTCGACGATTTGGATGGTGGCTATTGCCGTGGCTGCCGTGGCGGTGGGAATTATCCTCTGGCAAACCGGCATCGGCACAGCCATCCGCGTTGCCATTGGCTGGCTCCCCCGCTCGAAGGTCCGCGATGCTGACCTCGCAGTTGGTATGCTTGATCCCAACAACCCTGAGAATGCACGTGAATATGTCGCCGCGCGACGTGCCTCAGACCCGGAGTTTGATGCTGCGTGGCGACGTATCCAAAAGAAAGGTTCCTAATGCTTGCTGACTTCTCATCCGTTCTCGGTTCCCTGTGGTTCTCCCTACTCCTCGGCGCTGTCGGCCTTGGGGCCGGCTGGTTCCTCCGAGGTAAGTACGGCTCTAAGTTCTGAGTGAAGTAAGTACTTCACCCACACACCGTAAGGTATGCCGCACACGCGGGGATGCGCTTCGCGCCCCGCGTGTGCTGTCTTCACCCCTAACCCAAAGTCCCACCATGCCCCCCACCACCCAAGCCATCTCGTACCCGGACAACATCCTCTCACCCTCTGTCATGCCGTGGCTTGAGTCGCACGGGATCTTCCAGCGTCAGGTGCCCATCCGCTCCTCGGACTACCGGATGCTCCGCAATTGCCCCCGCACCTACTTCCTAGCCCGGCGGCTGGGGCTGGTCAAGGCGCTGCAGTACAGCAAGGCGCTGACCCGCGGGTCGTGGGTACACCTCGCCTTTGCCCTTATAAACGATTCCCCCACCGACCGGGCGTTTGCCCTCGAGTCTGCCATCGCGGCTCGCTGCGAGGAACTGCGGGCGGTAGCCAAGGGTCTGGGCGCAAGCTCGGACAAGATCCGGGAAATGGTTGCCCGTGAGGAGCAGGATGCCCGTACCTCCATCGCCTGGTTCAACGCTGCCCTCCAGGTCAAGGACGGCTCCGGCCGCACCATCGGCGAGCGCTTTGCCCAGGACTGGCGCATCCTTGAAGCAGAGCCCGAAATCCTGCACGGCGACCGGCTCATCCAGCCCGACGTCCTCGTCATGGACAAAGCCGGCATGGTGTGGATCGTGGACTTCAAGACCACCGCCATGTCCACCAACGCCCGTCTGCAGACCTGCCCCCTTGAGTTCCAGACGCAGCACTACTTCCACACCATGCACGACAAGTGCCGTGAAGACACTGCGTACAACCTCTCCGTATGCGCCCCACCAGCCCTCGCGGGTGTCTTGCATATTGCGATCCGTAAACCATCCATCGAGTTCGGCATGAAGGATCGTCCATTTACCATTGACGATTCACCGTTCAAGTCCGGTCCTCGCAAGGGCGAACCGCGCAATGAGAAAATCTACACCGGCGAACCTGACCCGTTCCTCTACGAGCAGCGCTGCACCGATTGGTATCACGGACGCGGCGAGTACTTGCATCTCGAACCCGAGCGCTTGACTGATCCGTGCATTGCAATTTCCACCACTTCTCGCGAGCTTCTTCTTGACCCTGAATCAGTTGCGGAGTACAATGCTCGTCTGTCTTTCATCCGGAAGTACACGCAGTCCCAAGCGCCAAGTAGTTACGAAATCGGTGATCCTGTGATCCAGTTCGGTGTGCCATCGCCATACCTTGCTTTCCACATGACATCGCCTGGCCAGTGGATTGACGTGATCCGTGCTGAAGGCTTTATGCAACGTGACCGCGACAGCCACGCAACGGAGATTAACAATGACAACCCATGAATCACCCGCCAGCCTTGAAGGAAACAAGTCGGTACTCGGTCCTATCCTCTGGCTTGAGACCCTGCGACTAGTGATTGCGCCACGAATTGCAGCACTTGTCTTCAAGGCTGGCGGTGAGATCGAAACCCGTAGCGACCTACACAAACGTTTCTGCGAGGAACACGAACTTCGCATCTCCTACTCCACCTTTAGTTCGTGGTGCGAAGACCTCGGCATCTCCTTCAAGAAGCGCATCGAAGTTAACATCCCCGGCTGGAAATCCATGCCAAAGACCACGCCGGACTTTGTTGGACCCATGCCTTCCGCACCTACACCCCACCAGCAGGAGGTAATCAGAGACCCAGAGACCGAGACACTTGAGCCCGTTGAGTGGGATACCTTGGCATCACGACCACCGGATGTGTTTACCGATGGCTTGCCTGACATTCTGCCCGGCGGCATGCGCGCACCCTCTTTCTTTTCGAATGATTTTGGCAACTAAGGAGTCATCATGACCCACTCCGTTACACATGGAAACACCATCGCCTCAAAGTATGCTTCGCTTGGCAGTGCAGTTAGCACCGGTCGGGTTACTCCTGGTCGGATGCTCGGTCTTGTGGTTGGGGAGGCAGGCTGCGGCAAGTCTTTCCTCCTTCAATCGCACCCCGGTGCGTACATTCTCAACCTCGATGAAACGCCGGCTGTCTGCGGCAACTCTGAAGCCGTCATGTTTCCGACACCGGGCCCGGACGGGCGCGCGGTAGACGAAACCGGCAAAGCCATTGCCCTTGATTGGTCAGCCATCGAAGCCAAGCAGAAGGTCCTTATCGACCTAGCCGTCCGTAACCAACCACGACCCGAAACCGTGGTCATCGACACCCTTGGTGCAGCCATCCGTATGCTGCGCCCCCATATCGCCAAGATCTACGGACGTGAACGCTTCACCGATGTAGACGGGCGACTCGGGTGGGAACGCCTCTTCGATACCCTCATTGAGTTTGGTGTGTCCCTGCGCCGGCAAGGGTACGGTGTTTACTACATCGCGCACTTGTCCCGCAAGCACGTACCGCTCAGCGAGAACCAGCACGTTGAGGAGTACAAGATCCTCATCTCAGACGGCTTGTATGCCCGTATGTTTCCCATGTTTGACATTGTGATCCCCATCACAGCCAACTGGGATGTCCGCGAACTGACCCGTGACCAGACTGTTATGGTTGGTGGCAAGACCATCACCCGCCAACAGACTAGTCAGGAGAAAGTTCGTCGCCACTTTGCGTCTTTCGACAACCCAAAGCTCGAAGGCATTGCCAAAGTACGAACCCTCTCACCGCTCAACACCATCGAACTTCCTCGCGACAATGCGTGGGGTGCTTTGTGTGCTGCGTTTGAGAGCGCGAACGCCGCTCGCTGACGCGGAAGCGGCGTTCGCTACCCACAACCTATTTCTTTTGTTTCATTTCACCCTACTTGGAGAATTGCATGTCAGTTGATAACAACGTCAAGGCTATGTTCAGCGCCCTCAACAACACCTTCGCTTCCGCCAATGCCGACAACGGCATGGGTGCCGGTGGTTGGTGGCCGTCAGAGGGTCAGCACGAGGTTTACCTGTCCGCTATGAAGGTCAACGCTGCTGAGTTCCGTATGCCCGATGGACAGAAGGTCCCCGGCACCGAGATCTCGTTCCGCTACCAGCTCATCACAGACATCGAGCAGCCCAACGAACCCCGTCAGTTTGACGGCGCTGTCTTCCGTCTGCCGCAGGACACCGCCCAGCTCGATGACAAGGGTCGTATGCGTGTCGAGATCGAGCTCCGCCGCCTCAAGGGTCACCTGCAGACCATCCTACGCCGCGATGTCAAGGACGTAGGCGCAGCACTTGCTGACGCTGACTCCCGGATCAACAGTGATCAGGTCGTCGCCGTCATTGTCAAGTGCCAATACGATCAGGTAAATGGCAAGACTTATCGCAAGGATTATCTTGTGAAGGCTCTTGCTTCCTGATATCATTCACGCACCCCACCAGCCGGGGGAGGGTTACCCGCAAAGTACCCTCCCCCTCATAGTCCCCCGGATGGTCCCTGGTTGCCCCGCACGACGGAGAGCGGCCAGGGACTTTCCGTAGGGGAAGGAAGGATTCATGTTTAAGACCCGCTTTGTTTTTCAATCGCCACCCAGCGACATTGAAAAGAACACTAGGTTCATTGGTACTGTTCTCAGGGAAACCGATCAGGCTCCCGAGTCATTCACCATGTCCGTCCACGATGACATAGGAGTTACAACTGTCATTTACCTCACTCCTACCACCGCAGAAAGCGACCTCATTATCACCGCCATGAAGCGGATCTTTCCCAACGTCCAATTCGAGCGGACCCACTGTTTAGATGTAGACCTGCTCGCCTCAAGCGCACTAGCGGGTGCGAACGGCCGCGCGCTTCGCCGCGTCCTGACCCGCGAGGTGCGCCGCCTAACGGAGCGCGGTATCGGCTCTAAGGGTGTTCTCGAATATCTACAAGAATGCGAAGAGATAGTCTCAGAGATTCGGCTATCCGTACAATCGCAGCGTGCACACCTCTGAACACTCCTTCTCAGCAGTCATCTCAAAGCACTCTGGCGAGCCCCTGTCCATCACCGGACCCTCGCCCTACATCGAAACCACCTTCCCACTCCCCGCCTACGCCGGACTCCTGCAAACCACCTCCGGTTGGTGGGGCATAGTCGTGCACTGCCCCCGCGGAACCCACCCCCAAACTGCCATACAACACTTCGAATCAATAGAACAACCCGTCATCTGGTGTGGCAAAGGCTCAACCATCGGCCTCTACCTGCTCCCCACCGGCCTGCGGGTCACCTCAGCACGCATCAACGACTCATCCGCGGACATGATGAAGAAGATCATTGGCGAGCAATCGACCACCGATTGGGCAGAAAGCCGCCTCGACCGTCGTCGTGTCCCCGCATCCATTCGCTATCTACCTAACCAAACTCTGCAGATGTGGTTCTCGCTTTAGCCCTGGTCTTCTTCCTTCGGCTTCTTACCCCGCGCAGACCACTGATACATAGCACCCTGCTCAGTTGGTGGGGTAAACGCAACGTTCTGCAACACGCCAGGCAACGTCTGATTGATCGCTTGCCGATACACATCTCGGGCAGTTGGATCAAACGTATCTAGCGTGCGACTTGTAATCGGTTCTTCACGCAGCTTGATAGCCGCCTTCATCTGTTCTTGCGTCACCGTAAGTGGCATACCGAACCGGCGCTCAAACTCACCCTTGATTGAAGCCGCCGTACTCATATTGTTACCCAGCACGGACGCAATGTAACGCCTACGCCCATCACGCATCGCATCGCGGTTCTTCAGCAGGAACTGATTGACCTCTGACGAGTTGCTAAACCGCCCCATGTCCGTACCAAGCGCACGCAACACCACATCGCTGGTGGGGTATTCGCCCATCAAGCGGCCATCGCTCTGGTACATCGGCACCATACCGTTCTGCGACTTGCTCCAGTCTGCATACGTTTTCTGCAAGCCAATTGACTGCAGCGTTTCGCTCTTGTCTAGCGTCGACAGCGCACGCGACAACGAAATACCACCGGGCAAGATGCGCGGAATAATGTCTTGCATCAGCGCAGCATCGCCAGTGCCAATCATCTTCAACGTATCAACTGAGATATCAACAATCGGCGGCACATACGACTGCGTAAGAAGATCCGTTGCGCCTAAGCCCAAGCCTCTACTTAAGTCAACGCCCAGCACGTTCTTGCCAACCTCGTATGCAACAGTTGCTACTGCCATAGATCGCAGCAAGTCATTCATCATCACCGGATACTTGCCGCTGATTTCACCAAATGCAGTCTTGCGTGTACCCCCCACCATGCCAGGAAGAATTGCAAAGTTAGCAAGGGTGCGCACGCTGTACTGACCAAACTGACGCATCAGTGGTTGGTTCAACACAGGCAAGTAGAACATTGAGGGACGCGTGATTGGATTCGATCCAAACTGCATCTGCTGAACAGCAAGCGTTGCATCAGCAATTGCGCGTGGAACATCACGCCGCTGCTTTAACCCCACCATGCCAGCGGATTCGTAAGCGTTAAAGACTGCGTTGGCGGTCGTGAGGCGGTTGAGTGTTTCAGACATCTGAAACGGCTTCATCATCATCTCTAAGAAGCTGAACTGCGGCTTACCCGATGGCACTCCGCGTACACCAAAGCCTGCCTTCTCCAACATGCCAAATGCAGTGCCCAAGTCTGCAATCTCAACAAAGTCCATCTGGTCTTTGCCAAACGTACGCGTGTAGATTCGACGCTGCAGCGCTTCAATGTCAGCAGTCGTTGCGTTCTTTGGCAACTTGCTGCGCTCCATCATGTACTTACCAACCATCTCAAGCGATTGGCCATACGCTTTTACTGTGTTCCGCAATCCCAACTGATGCACACTCTGCAGTGGCTGCATCAAGTTGTTGACGATTGTCCCCATGTTCAAACCAAGGTGACTGACGTACAGCGCCTTGGTTAAACCGCCTTGCATGTTGAACTCATCGCCCGTGCGGTCCGTTGACCAGCGGCGAAGGTTGTTTACAAATCGCTTTGCAGTCCTGTTCTCGCCAGCAACTGCTTTCATAAAGTCGCTGTTGGCAAACCGCAGTGTTTGTTCTTTAATGTAATCGCTGGCTGCAGACGTGCCCGCGTGTGCTAGTGGCTTTGTCCCCGTAATCGCGGGCAAGATGTTCTTGCGCCACTGGTTGACGATGAAAGCATCGTTCGGGTTTGCCTTCTCGATTGCACTCAGTTCCGTCTGAATCAAATCCTGCATGCTGTAACCACCAGCAGGCAACGTGTCAGGATCAATTGTCTCAAGCTGACGCACGTTAGCCGGTGCACCCTGCTTTGATCGACCCACTGGACCAGGCAATTGGGCGCTTGTTTCGCCCGGCGAATAGTCCCGATTTGTAATACGCACTGACGGATTATTCATCACATCATGCGAATGGAAAGCGTAGTCTCGCGCCGTTGATTCAATGTACTTAGCCGCAGCAACATCCGGAGAAACTCGAAGCACTCGGTATGAGCCGTTGCGTTCCTTCTCTTGCTGGATCCAACGTCGACTTCCTTTGATTCGTTCTTCAAGCGCACGGGTACCACCGTATCGGTCATACATGCCTTGCAAATCATCAGGGCTAAAAATCGTTTGGTCAATCGTCTTAGTGCGGAACTGGTTGCGACCGCTTGATTCCAAGTAATCACCGGTATTTGTCCATCCTTCAACTACTGAGTTGTTAGATGCAATGCGACGATCCATGCGGTCATACCGTTCACCGGTATTGCGCGGCATGTAGTAGGGGTCATCAATGCTCTTCTTGTAAGCATCAACTACAACCTTTATAAGTTCGTTCCCGGTCATGCCCTTGCGGATACCACTGACCGTACTGCCATCACCTCGAAGGCGGTTAAACGTATCGTCGTTTAGCAAGTCCAGCACCGCCGCAGCACCACCCTCTTTCATCTTGCCGTCTTCGCCAATAAGACCTGCTTCTCGGAAGCTTTCTACTTGGCTTCTTGCGTGCCGCAGGATCTTGTTGTCATCCGCAATAAACCCACGGCCAGCAGCGTAAGCCTTCTCGTCACCAAACTTCAAGACCTTGGCATGCTCATACATGTTGCGCTGGCCGTTGAGCATGTCCTGCATGTCGTACTTGCTGATGTCGGCATCAACTGCAGCACGATCAGTTACCTGCTGCTCCTTTGTTGTTGCATGCCACTTAGCGCGCACTCCACTAACCTCAAACGCATCAGCCGCCAGCGGTATTTCTGAAGCCTCTGCATCCGTAACACCTACTCGCAAAGTCAGACGCTCATGATTACCGTCTGTCATTGAAGCCCAAAGGTTTTCACCCGGCTTTAGTCCAGGCAAACCCTTGATCAAAGCGCCATCGCTTGCAAGATCTACTTCTTGATTGTTTTTTCCATCCGGCAACTTAGCATTTTGGCGCTGTCGCAAGACCTCAAATGTCTCGCCAGTAACTTCTAAGTAGTGCGGCTTGCCTTTACCACCCGGCTTGGTGGGGGGCGTAGTTACGGTGATGTAAAACTTGTTTGGCTCTAGGCCCGTAAGCCGATACTCTTGCGTGGTTTCAAGGAGTCCTGTCTTTTCAATCTCAGACACGTACATGATGGATTCAAGTGCGTATCTAGCCTCCGGGCTCGGAGCATCTTCAGGTCGCAAGGTCTTGAACTTCTGACCTGGAAACAACTTCTCTAGCCGCGCATACACCTTGGCAACACCGGGCTCCATGTGCCGAGAAAGCACACGTCGAGCGTTGTCTTGCTCTGCCAGCACAACTCCACCGTATTGCGCAATGCGCTTGCCCATGCCCTCAGTTGCACCCGAAGTCATTCCAATAGCGCGAAGGAACGGATACGCAGCTTGAGCGTACGGAGCCATCCAGTGACCAGGCCGACCGCCAGCAAAGAACCGACCACCACTTGCAAGGTTCTTTGCGCCTACGCCCCCACCCGCCATGAGTGCAAGCCACACAACGGGGTTGGTAAATACGTCAATGACAGTGTCCGAGACCGGATTGCCACCGTACTCCTTCTTGAGCCCGTCAACAAACGACTCGCGCTCTCTAGGACTAGAGGACGCCGGATCAAACAGAACGCGACGCACCGAGTCGGTCGTCGCGATTCCGTTGACAATTTGGGTCAGGATTACTCCTGGCTTGTCGTAGCTGCGGATCGGGTCAAACACCCATCACCACCTTTGTATTACGTACTTCGGTATCGGATGAATACGCCGGACAGCAAAGAGGTAGTAACTGAACCGGCGTCAGTCTTAAAGCCGATTACGGTTCCAGCAGGAAGAGTTGGTCCCTTGGTTGCATCATTGGCGTCAGAATCAATAGGCAAGGTAATAAGACCAACTGTTGCAGTATCAACAATTGTGGTTGTTGCCAAAGCAGTCAAAGCGCCAGTGGCCGTTGTTGCCGGAAGACTTCCTGCCTGATACGTAACGGTTCCAGCAGCACCGGTGCTGCGAACTAGTTGAATTGAAAGAATCTCAGAAGGAGCATCTGTAACCCACATACGGTAAGAAGTACTAGCAACAACCGCAGTGCCTGCAGCAGTACTAGTCATACCAAAGGGGATGTAAACAACCTTATGAGGAGAAGCAATGTTAGGAACGAGAACTGGCATGTGAGTGTCCTTTTAAAAGGGTAGAAGATTACTTGAGTCGTGAGCGGAATCGAATGGTTACGCAACCGTGTGCCTGTCCAAGATCGGCATTGGCCTTTAGAATCAGCCAGTTGCCCGCAGGGACAAAGTTGTTAGCTGCGTCAATGGTTGTCGTAGCAGTGCCAAGAACATTCAGTGGAATGGTCGCAGTCTGCAGTGACAACCCGGTGGTTGCCTGCGGCGTAGCAGCATGAATAATTTCAACTGTATCCGCAGCAGATTCAACAATAGCAACACCATAAGTAATGCTGTCAATAACAATGCCGGTTCCGTTGGTTGCACGTGGCTCCACGTACATCAATGGAAGGCAGTCATTAGCAGGGGGCACCATTGCATGGAAAAACGGAATGGTGACAATCTGGAAATAGTCTGGGTAATGCTCGTTTGGAAGAACGTTTTCGCCTGGCATAAGTGTCTCCTGTAGAGGTGAAGTTTACTGACTGAATTGGCCTTCCGACATGGAACGGCCCAATTCTTGAAGAAGATCTTGGCGGGTCCGACCGCCCAAAACAACTGCGCCTTGCGGCAATACGCGACCCGCTGCCACTTGATTATACAAGAACGGCGATTGGCGCTGGACCTCAGCCAAATTAGCCTGGATAGACTCTCTTAACGCCTGTTCCTTGCTTTGATTAATCAGGTCAGCCAGAACCGATTCTCGACGTTCGCGCTCAGATTCAAACTGAACGTCTTGAAGTTCCCGGTTAGTTCTGTAAGCATCAACAGCCTTTCCTATTCCAAGACCAGCAAGAGCAGCCAAACCGCCAGTAACTGCGGATGGTTTAAATTGTTGGGCCAGCGTAGGTTCAAATCGAGGCTTTAAACCCTCAGGGAGATAGTCCGCTTGCTGCATAGGGCCTGGGCCCTGATCTGGACCAGACTCTGCATTTTCAGCACGACTAGCAGCAATAGCGTCAATCCTTGCTTTTTCTCGAAGTGCAGCAGCCGATTCCTTTCCGGCAGTATTTCGTCCCCTTGCCCTTTCTAAATCCTTCTCCGCAATTTGAGCCATTGCTCGATCAACTTCATCAATTCGCTGTTTTACAGCGCGAGCTTTTGCTTCTTCTGCTTCCCTGCGTATTTCAATCTCAGGATTTACCTGTGGTCCCTGTTGACCTCTTGGAGTCTTCCTGTACGTGCGTTCCGGATTTAGCGCACGCGAATCTCCCTCGGTGGGCGTAACAACCGCAGGGCCCCGCGGAAGCATTTTGTCTTCAATAAGTCCACGGACTTGTCCTTGCACACGTCTTGGTGCTTTTTTAGAACGGCGTTCAGGGTTTAATGCACGTGAGTCTTCAGCAGAAGGCGTAACAAGAGACGGGCCTCGAACAAGCCTTTTGTCTTCTAGCAACCCGCGAACTACAACCTTCTTACCCCGCGCCTTGCGAGGCATAGTTGCCTTTGTAGCTTTCTTAGGAATTTGTATGCGCTTAGCCATTCATACTTTCTAGCATCTGAATAATTTCCATAGGGCTCAACGCACGTTCGCTTTGCATCTGCGCCAAAGCCGCTTCGTTGCCGGCAATAATACCTTCTAATTCGCTAGATCCCTGGGGCCTTTTTCGCTGAAATTTGCCCATCTCTTTAGACACTTCAGCCATCTGGCGCGTAAAATTTTCGTCCATTAGCAAACCTGTCATGTCGCGAGGGCGTTGTTGGAGAAGATCCGCTAACTCCGGATCAGCCATTACCTCACCTGCGCCACCAATTGCACCGCCAGCCCGACCTTGCTCAAACTCAGCCTGAATCTCAAGCTGACGCTTTAGCATCCGCTCTTGATCTTCTTCGCTTGGCTGGCCCATTCCGAACGCCATTGGAATACTTGCAAGAGCTGATATTCCAAATAAAGCGTTAAGAGCTGCTTGACCTTTACTCCCAGCAGCCATTGCTGGAGCAGTTGCTTGCATAGCACCACCCAATGCAGGAGCGGCAGCACGTGCAGCTGTAGCACTAGCAGCAGGCAAAGCGCCAGCCGCAGCGCGAGCGCCACCCATACCAAGCAGTCGAAGCAAACCTAATCCAATACCGGGTAATGCTGCCATTACAGAATCTCCTCAAAGACAATTGCGGTTTCAATTTCGGGTGAACCCACCAACCCCACCTTGCCATTCCAGCTGGTGGGGGACTCGCGCTCCACATACACAAGCACCCCTGGCTCCTGCCACACCGGATTGTGCCGCACTTCCCACAACCACCGCCTCACACTCTTGGGCGTTAGGCGGGTGAATTGGCAATTAAGTTCTGGTTGTGGCACAAAGGCGTTGGACCCCACCAACTTAAAGCCATTTTTGGCTTCGGTGGTGCACAGCGCAACCCCAAACTTGTGGGCCATGTACGTCAGAAAGTGGCTGGTAGTCTTCCAATTACTCATTGATTTTCCATAAGAAGACGCTCTAGTTCAGATTTTGCAACAGCAGCACCTTTCCTGTCGCCTTCGAGTTTAGATCGACTCTTTCGAGTTTCTAGTTCACTCAATCGCCCTTGATTTTCTACTTGGGTAGTTCCCAGCTGAGAAATATCGGTTAGGGATTTAAGTTCACCAGCGCGACTAGCAGCAAGATCCTTAAGCAAATCAGGATTGTCAGGCATCAACCTTCCCATCTCAGCCATACGAGTGTCAACTAGTCCTTCGTACTTACCGCTTTTGTCTGCAGCGTTTACTGCTTCAAGCATTGATTCAATTGCAGGCAGGTCTGTAACATTTGTAAAAGACCTTGCCATCTTGCGGTATAAAGCCCCGTAGGTTTTAATGGCTTTAACATTAGCCCGAGCAGCTCTAAGTTGTACGGTGTCTTGACCCGCACTAGCAAGTTCAGCAGCTTTTTCTTGTTCGCGAGCTCGCTTTAAATCGCCACCAATTCCCTCGCCCTCACTAATTCGTGCAAGCTGGTCAGACATAGCCTTAAACATCACAGGATCTATTTTTGCTTTTTGAGTAAGAGCTATGACTTCAGCCTCCGGCCGACCTTGCAGTGCAGCCCTGATTGCTTCAGCACCTGCTACTTTATCAATTCCTTGAATACCCATCTGATCAATCAAATCAAGAGTTGAAGTTGCAATGTGTTCTGAAATGAAGGTATTCATTTCATCAGCATTCATCTCTTCTCCAAAACCATAATCACTTGTAGCCCTAAAGGGATTAAGTGCTTTAATGCTTCCTCCTACATTTTCTGCAGGATTAAACTTTAAAAACTGAATCCCATCAATCTGTTCTAATCCTTCAAGGTTTGGACTTATAGCCCTAAGAGCGGGTGTTCTATAAAGTTCAGCATCTCTCTGCGCATTAAACTCTTTAACCTTTTGAACCGCTTGTTCTCTGCGGTCTGCATATATGCGACCAATATTTTGAGATACAGCGCTTTGCGCACGACCCTGACTGGCTTCATAATTACGCTTTATGTCGGCTAGCTTTTGACCAAACAAACCCATTGTTTTTTGAATGTCACTGCGAGACTTGCCTTGCAATTGCGTAGCAACTCCAAGCGCAAAAGCATCTTGTGACATCTTTTTTCTTAAAGCAAGTTCTTCCGTGCTAAGGTTTTTAGCCGATTCAAAGTCGCCATTTAGTTTTGCCTCTTCAACTTTTTGCTGAATCAAACTTAACTGCAAAGCGTCTTTTTGCTGCTGTTTATATTTAGCATTTTCATACTCTTTGGCTAATTTAATCTGACCAACTTGAAAATCATTTTGCTGAATATTTGACTTAGAGACGTTACCGGCAGCAACTTCTTGCAGTTTAAGCCCTTGTTCAAATCCAGTTTTGTCTCTTGCCAAATCATGCAACCGGCTCATTTCATTTTCTTGCTGAGTTGCAGCCATACCTTGTTTTGCCAGTTCGTAGTCTCGCAATGAATTTGCTTCGCGCTGCTGCAACTCCTGCTGCGCCAATTGCTGATTCTGCATCTGCCCCATAGCCTGTTGGCCACGCGCTTGATCTGCGTTCTCGTCGCCAATAAGACCCTGCATCGTAGAGTCGTAGCCCGGCGTGAATAAACTACCAAGTTGACTTGCCATTATGCCATGCTCCCAAAGAGGTTGCCCATACCAGGCGAAACAGTACCGCTACGGCGCTCATCAACAGCCTGAACCATACGTGCAATTGTTTCCGCAAATGACATCGGACCAAGCGGCATCTGGGTAACAAGGTTTGCAGCCAACTGATTGCCCTGCAGCATGTGCTGCAACGCACTGGCCTGAGCCCCCTGCACTAGCGAACTGCTGAATTGGTGCATGTTGTTGTAGAAGTTGGTGATCTGCTGCTCGTTCTGTTGCTTATGCGCAGCAACACCAGCACCCAGCGAACCCATAGCCTGGCCCATGCCAATGCCCATGCTGCCCAACTGCAAGCCACCACTCGACTGCATCTGCGCAATTCCCTGATCCATCGCAGCCAGCGCATTACGCGCATTAGCGTCAGCCTGTCCAGCCATTGCCGAACTCTGGTTGCGCATGCTCATCTTCAGATTGTCAGTCAGCATGCTCTTCTGCTCTTGCGTTATGTCATCGCGCATTTCAATCTGATTCATCTGGTCTTGGTATTGCTGCTGAATCCCAAAGACCATGCCGGCAGTGTCCGACCGATTAGTCGAGTCGTAGTTAGCCCTTGATTCCTGAAGGGTTCCAATGCCTTGGTCAAGCCGACCTCTCGCCTCATCAAAGGAACCCTTCATGGTTCCTGCTGCTTCACGGTAATACCGCTCGGCATCGTCGCCCGTCTGACGCATCATGTCAGCCTGTTGCTGCATCAGGTTCATGCCCTGCGAGCCAGCAGCGCGTGCATCTTGAACCATCTGACCAGCACCCGCATTACTGCCTTGCACCTGCCCGGCAATGCCAAGAAGCATGCCTAGCTCACGCTGCCGTGCTGCTTCCGCATTCTGATAGTCCTGACCAATCGCACCAGCAATTGCTTGCCCATACGTTGGACCGCGATTTGCCCCACCATCCATCCCAAACGTGCGTTCTTGCAAGAACGTAGGACCACGCGCAGGATTTGTTCTGTCATGCAAGAATGTAGGAAGTGTTGGCATTCCTGCATAATTAGTAGTTCCAGTGTTTGCAAACTGCGCGCCAAGGTTGTTTTGGCCTTGTTGAAAACCACCTAGCAAGCCCTGTAATCCCTGCATAAAGTTGGCATTAGAACCCCCCTGGGAGCTCTGGCCGCCACTCGAAGCGTTGCGATTAAATCCGAAATTGGGTGGCATTAGAATCGTCCTCCGAATCCACCGGCTTGCTTTCGCGTATTCCCGATGGATCCAAATTGGTTTTGTCTACCAAAAGTCTGTGATGGCTTAGCCTCTCCGGTTGGCATTGGAGCAGGCTTACTCGTATTTGGCAATGCCATTGGTTTCTTCGGCATCATTGTTGCAGGTGGACGTGCGCCACCTCTGCCACTGCTTGCACGACCCATTGCAGTTGCGCGACCAGCCATACCGCCACGTTGAACTTCTTTGGAAATCCCACCAGTTGGTCCTTGACCGCCCCCGGTGGTGTATTGGATACCTTGTGATGCATCGCGCAGACCCTGCATACGCGCAGCCTCTTGTGCATACGCGTTTGCGCCGTACGGACCATTCGTGGCACCACCCCCGCCAGCGCCCATTGTGGCAGGTGGGGTTGATGCGCCCTGATTGCCAAGCAACCCCGCCAGCTGCGCAAAGAAGTCGCCCTGTGGTCCGACCTGACTCATGCCCGTATTTGGCGCTGCGCCTGGAGGCGTAGGCGTTGGCGTGGCAGAATGACCTGGTCCTGGTTTTGGATCTCCGTTCTCATCACGACCGTACACCGCGGCAAATCGACCGCCCTGCTGTCGGCCAGCAAAGCCGTGGGGGTTGTATTGGCCCTGGTTAAATCCGCCGGCAAAGTCGTAAGCCATTAGTAAGTCCTTCTTGTTCGGTCTGTCGGGAGCATTCTACCCTTTACCTGCACGCCCACCAGCCGATATCGTAGGTTTGGAATAAACACTTCTACCGCCGGGAAGAACCACTGCCCCAGGATTCCGTGCTTCCCAAAAGCCGCCCAGTTTGGGCTGTCGCCACGGATCATGGCATTTTGAACGCTTGTTCCATCCGGGCTAGTAGGGTACGCCGACAAAATTGGAGCCGTCTCGTTCTCCCGGTAGATTTTAGCAATCCAGTATGCCGCAACAGGAGCTTTAGCACCGGAGGTGTAACTGACATCAGTCAAAACTATCCCTAGGCTGCTTGGTTGTTTGACCACAAATTCTTCAACCTTGTCTTCAGTCATCCGAAGCGCCGCCGTAGTCACCTTCATAACTACAGGATCCGCTACCCACGTAGCAGATTCACCAATACTGCCCGTTGAATATGTTTCTAGATAAATAAAGTCTTTATCTGCATCCGTAATGCGCGCTCTTTTATTGTCTGCTCCGGTTTTGGCAAACGGGAAAGTCAAATACACCCATGCGCCAATAAGCCTAAACGTATCCGCTACAGTAGATTCAAATACGTTGTCAATTTTGCCGGAAACTACAGTTTGCAAAGTACAACTTGAATCGTAATATGTGTAACTGTAAGCCGCAGAAGTTGCGTCATCTTTTGCGTTGCGAACAAAGTCGCCATCAAGCATTGAAACCTGCGTTGTAATCGCCGACTCTGGATACGACTTGTCGTTGTAGGTCCGGCTAGGCATAAACACAGCAGGCCTAAAGTCCGTATTTGTTACAGCATCCGGATACGGCGCGTTAAACAAGAACAGCGCACGTGGCACCAACTGCCCGTCCGTGTCTGCCCACCAGCCGCTCGTCACCTTGCCGAACGACGTGTCCTGCAACTCGCTGACCACGCCCGTGGCAAACCACATCTGCACCGCAGCCTGGCGGGTGGGGTTCAAAATGTACAAGCACAGCGTCGCAGGGTCAAACGCCATGCTGACCTTGCTCAACTCCTGCGCACCCGTGGTGTCCGCGTACCACTCCGAACTCACCAACTGATTGATTGACTGCACGTCATCCAGCCGCCCGTCTGGGTACACCGCTTTCAAGCCCCGGTAATTCAAGTAATACGTCACCGGTCCAACCGTTGCCGCGGCATACGGACCAGTTACTCCGTAGCCTTGGTGCGCTGCCAGGACTCGAACGTACCCATTTTGCTTGTTGAAGAACTGAACGCCGTTGCGCGTCAGTCCCGTCATAATCT